CTGTCTTTGAGCAGTAATTACCCACCAAGAAGTTTAGACCGACTTCTTGTTCTTGCAGCGAGGTTAGTGAGTGGCGTGACGGCCGCTTGCGACTACTATGGGTGGTGTGTGTTCACATAACATCTATTCCGTACTATGCTGTCGCACAAGTGACAGCACCCTCCAGCTTTCACAGGCAGTTCTCATCGCGTCGTCATTGCGTCAGACGCTTAATGCAGGACATCACTTGCACAGTTTCCAGATGAATTGTGAGGAGGCCAAGCAGCAAAGGATGCTAGCGATCAAAGAAAAGATCCGCAATTTTGTGACACTGACTGACGATGAAACACTATTCGTCGACAGTTGGTATTCACATGTGGACAACAAATGCTACATCTTCGGGCGTAGCGGTGTGGAGCACCAATCTTGCGAAAGTGAGGTCGTGTCCCACCCGTTCGTCCAGGCTGACGCTGTTAGCAACGCAAACCGTGAAAACGAACGCGTAGCGAAGCTGGCAAACAAAGCGAGATTGAAAACTTTCGCACAAAAACTCAGGTGTGTATTAACTAAGACTCCTGAGGACCGGTGGAGTGATCTGTCAACAAAATTCCCAAAAATACAGCCATCGCAAACCCAAGCCCGGGTGTGTGCCCGCGATGTGCTCTGCCAAAAACCCCCCGAACATGAACACTGCTGTAATCTTATTGCGCAGTTGTGCGAGGGGCAAAAAGGTTTCGACCGCCGTATGGCTCTCACGACGTTCCGTCACATTCAAACAATCATGTCCACTTCGGACAACGTTGAATACGTCGTAGGACTCCCAAAGATGGAAGAGATCGAACCGTACCTGTCGAGGTACGACAGAATTCTGACCGCCGAAGCGCCGAATTGTTTTTCATCAGCGCGCAGACGTGCAAACAGGAAGACAGCCAAGCGTATCGCTCGGCTCAGCAGTCGTATGCAATATATTAAGGACACTGTTGAGCATGTGGTCGTGAAGCTGGGAGTTCGAAGGCTGGATAGGCTGGACAGCTTGGTCTGTGTCAGGGTCCTGGAAGAATGCACCCGGTACCTGCAGGACAGGGACTGGAGAACCACTGACATACGCAAAATCGCACCCCTAGCGATGATGTGTTGCTTTGTGCCAACTGAGGAGGACAACGAGACTTTTGCTGCTCTTCCAAAGGATTTTATCCGGACTTACCGTGGGTTGCATGGCCAAGGTCCGGAGAACACAAATTAGTGGTGCCCCGAGACTATTGATGGATTTGACACCAAGGTTGACTACACAGATGAACCAATCAACACAACGGAACGCTGTGGTTTCGATGAGTTCAGCGACGCTTTCAAGCAAAAGCTTCGCGATCCCAACGAGCCAATCTTCAAGCCAGGAGAATATATCAAGGTACGAGCCTTGGGGTATACGAAGAAAAGAACAAGAAAGTACTCACGCATCACCGGTCTAGGGCCCGGCGTTGCAAAGTACGCGGTACACAACAATACACTACAAAATTCTCTCAGGGGGCTTCTTGAGAGAGGGTGGTTGGTCAAGGACAGACTAACACATAAGCTGCGACCACCACCAACACCGGATACCAACGCAATACGTCGGATTCGCAAGTTCACAGATCAAATCGTCAACCGTATAGGCGCGGTCCGGGAGTATACAGAGGAGCAATTTATTGCCCAATGTGCCCCCGATCGGAGGAAAATATACGAGCAAGCGGCGAGTGACTGGAAACACCGTAGAACCCTGACCACAAGGGATTGTAGACTCGGCATGTTCATTAAAGCTGAAAAGATCAAGGTCAACAAGATAGGGAAAACGGACCCTGCACCACGGATGATACAACCGAGGAAGCCAATTTACAACTTACGGCTAGGGATGCGAACACGGGCAGTTGAGGAACAAATCTACTCGACCATGGATGAATTGTGGTCTGAGAAAAATCGAATGCACGGATTAAGAACCGTGATGAAGGGGCTGACTGCTAAAGGCATCGCGAGTGAAATTAAGAAAGCTCACGACGCTATGAAGGCTATAAGCTTCAAGGGTAAAGTAGTTGCTGTAAGCATGGACGCGGTCCGATGGGACCAACACGTCGGTGTGGAAGCGCTCAAGGAGGAGCACCGCGTGTACAATGGAATCTTCAACTGCGACGAACTCGCTTGGCTGTTACGTAAACAACTAGTCACCGAGGGACGCTCAGTTGTCCATACTGTAGACGACGGGATGGAACATTTGATAAAGTATCGGCGTTTTGGAGGACGCTGCTCAGGAGACATGAACACTGGACTCGGCAATACATTACTTGCCTGTGGGTTCATGTACACGGCTTTGGAGGACTATACCTGTCATCTCATCAACAATGGAGATGACTGTGTTGTGATCTTCACCTGGGAGTCCTATAAGCGATGGAAACGACGCGAACAGGAATTTTACGACAAATGGACTAGCTACGGTTTCACCATGGAAATGGAGGGACAACCCACTCAAGACCTGGAGGGAATCCAGTTCTGCCAAATGCAACCAGTTTGTGTTGACGGGACTTGGACTATGATTCGAGGTCTTGATTCGATTGACAAAGACACATACATCATTGGAAAAGACACACGCAGCGTCGACATGTGGATGCATAATGTCGGCGCGGGAGGGAGAGTGTGGTGTGCTGGAGTGCCAGTGCACCAGGAGTTCTACCGAGCCTTCCCGTCAGTTGATGATGCTGGCAATTCTGCTAACGCACGTACCACACATTGGTCAATGAAATATTACACCAGTGGTATGGTTGCCGGAAGTGAAGAGGTTACACTAGAAACGCGCATATCTTATTGGAATGCGTTCGGAGTGTGCCCCATCGATCAACGTCTGTATGAGGACCATCTGCGCAGTTTAAGCCGCGGCCCGTCCAAGCCTTACGAGAGAGACACACCCAACACAGACCACAACGAATCATGGTCTGATGCACAATGGATCCACGCATGGGGTCCTCAGGATTAATCCACCTAAAACGGTCACCGTACTAAGGCATAACAAGCTGGAATGTCTAGAGACTGCACGGGTGGGCACTGCAAGTGATCAGTGTACCTGGGGATGAACAGTCCCGTTTAACAGAGCGGTATCCCATACATCTGTGAAACCTTTTGGTTTCAGTTGTATAACACGCTACAAATGACAAGAAAGAACCGTAACCTGCGTATCCAAGCAGGTACGATGAACCCCCAGATGAATCGCCGTCTGCAGGGGAAAGTAAAGAGAGTCCGCGGCCAAGGTGGATTCTTTAGCGATACTATTGGTAAAGCACTGCGCACTGTGCGTGACCTTATCCCAGATAAAGCATTGGGTAAAGCTCTCGCATGGACTGGGGGTGAAGTCGGTGATGGAATAACCGGGCTTATAAAAGGGCTTGGGGACTACACCATTCGAAAGAACTCTATCATCCTCGATATGCCAGTGGATGAATCGGGCAATGTGGACACGAGATTTTCGTTCGCTGCCAGTGGCCAATCGGTCATCCGCGTCAAGAAGCGCGAGTACCTGGGTAAAATTAGCGCCCCAAGCGCAAGACCAGAACTATTCGCCCAATCGCAATATCGGCTACAAGCGACTAACCCACAGACATTCCCGTGGGCGTCGACAATTGCTGAACTGTACACAGAATGGAATTTGATGGGTGGTGTGTTCTCTTTTGAGACAACATCGTCCAACTATACTGCCAATCTAGGCCTCGGCACAATCGCCATGGCCACACAGTACAATGCCAATATGCTACCATACTCCGATATGGATTCAGTGCTACAGTCGGCTTTCCACACTCGTGGTAACCCGTCAGAAACACTGTTGCATGGCATCGAATGCGACCCCGCTCTCCAATCTTCAGAAAGGCTGTTCACACGAAGGCCTGGCGCTGCTGGACCACCGAATCTCTATGATCACGGTGTTCTAACAGTTTGCACGGAGGGGCTTCCTGCCGGATCTGAAAACGTCACCCTGGGAAGGCTGTTCTTTACTTATGATATGGAACTGTCCTTGCCTGAGCTGCCAGTTCGGGCACCGTGGATGGACTCCCAGGCGGTATCATCCGTCCTTGCCAATAGTGCAATGCTGCCACCGTTGGGGCCTAGCCTCAATCAGTCGGCATCTGCCGCGTCTTCGATGACGATCAGTTCTTCGACTGGCTCCAACATTATTTTGCTTGGACCTGCCAGCGGACCACTGGTCCAACCGACCCAGACACCAGCCGAGTCCGCCGAACTCATGGCCTGGATGAACGACAGTTCTGGGAACACCAGATTGCAATACCTCTCATTCGCACGAGCTGGCCATTATGAGCTAGATGTCATTCGTGTCGATATTGGAGGATCTGCATTTGTGGTAGCAGACACGGTCATTGCAGCCCTATCAAGCACAACAGTCACTACAACCTTCTGGCCGTATGGCGCCACAGACTTCTTCGGGATTTGGAGAGCACACGTGGTCGTCAGCGTCGCTGGAGGCAGCATCACGATCGCGAATGCTAATGCGGTTGCGGATTCAGGCGCCTTCACGCTGACTGAAGTGCAGTAACTTTGTTATTTTGGAGCTAACACAAATCCTAGCACTCCTTGGGGTGGGAAAAACGGCGGCTGTCAACCGTCGTAGTTGAAGAAAGTAAGAAGCTGAGCTGGAGTAACGTCCAGTAAAGCGGGGGGGCTGAAATCGCATCAGATGGTACCACTGGGGCCTAATTTCTTTTAGGTGTCGTCTTCGGACGCTAAGCCCAACGTGACTGGCTCGAAACCCCCACTATCAACAACACCAAACCCAGGTCGAGTGATTTTGATGCGCGATAGAAGCACAATCAAGAGACTGTAGCCACCTGCGCAACCACGGCGTGGGGTGGTATGACACCCAGTGGAAAACCTTCACGGCCCAATGTACCGGGGTCCTGATTGACAAGCAAGGTTTGGGAGAGCACTATAAATCCGTTAGTGCCATTTATTTCTACGGG